ATGCGCACTTCCGGCAGCACCAGCCGCTGCAGGTTCATGCGGTTGTTGGCCGTCAACCGGAAAGTCGCCTCCTGGATCTGGTCCGGCGGGTTGCAGATGCCCTGAAATACCACCTGCGCGCCCGTCAGCGGAACGTTGTTGCGCAGATCGTAGAACAGAAAGCTCACCGTTAGGGCCGCGCCCTTCCAACCGCAGGACTGTTCAATCTCCGAAAAATGCGAGTCGGCGTTCGCCAGCACAATCGTAATTCGTGGACTACCGTCAACCCCCTGGTCGGAGGCCGTCTGGATGTCGAACGCGCTGTGCTGCAGCACGCGCGCCGCGTATGCCGTCTGTCCCACAGTCACCGCGTGCGTGCTCCAGCTATCCGTCTGCCCGTTGGCGAGCGTGCAGTCGAAGACAATCAGCGGCGTATCCACTACCGCCAGTTCTTTGAGGTCAGAGATGGCTTGCATAAAGGATGTTCACCGTGGCGGAATGATGATTCACGTCCTGCGTCGTGAAGGTAAGCGTATCGTCGCGTAGTCGCGCGGATTGATAGACGCCCCCTGTTGTGCTTGCTTTATATTTGGAAGGAGCGTTCTGCGGCTCCGCCTGCAGCCCGTACACATTGACAGCTGCAACCGCCGGGAGTTCCAACCCCAGCACGATTGACTCCGCCGTTGCATCCCCGCTTCCCGTAAAAGAGATGCGGTTCCAGCCGGCCTGGGCTGGCTGTGTCGAACGGTTCGCTCCGATCAACATCGTCACGGTTGTTGCCGCGGCCGCTTGCACCCATGCGCTGAGGCAAAACAGGTATCCTCCCGGCGCGGCCAGAGTTTGTGTGATGCTTTGCGGGCCGCTGCCGGAGTTCGTCAGCAGCCATGCGTTGGTTCCGTTTGCCGGGTCGGCTACACCTCCCGTCGCGGTCAGGAATGAGCCCGGGTTCCATACGGCGTTGTTCAACTGGTCGCTCCACGCGAATAGATTGCCCGAAGGATCGAGGAAAGTGAATCCGTTCAGTGTTCCCTCCGCTGCCGCGAAGAACTGCTGCAGCGCTGCCAGTTCCCCATCGCTCAACCCGGCGTACTGCAATTGCCACTCGGTGAGCATCCCATTTGGATCGGCCAGCTTGATGACGCTTCCATCGGCCGCCGTGTTCACTACGGTACGCTGCCGCCATCGCTTCTCGATTGGAAACTGGCTCAGCGCCCCGGTTGTCAATTGCGGATATACAAGCATGCGTCTATCCCCGGTTCTCCACCACTGTCAGCGAAGTCGTGCCGCGCATTTCCGCCTGCCAGGTGAGATCCAATTCGTCGCTCGCCAGACTGCAATCGGGATGTACCGTCCCGTCCCACGGATCGGTAAACGCGAAACTGCCGAACTGGCCCTGATCGTCGGAAAAGAATTGCGCAATCGCCGCCATTTCCGTCTCGTCCAGATCGTTGAGCTTGATGATCCAGCGGTGCAGCGGGCCGGCCGAATTGCGATACCGTTGCTCCGTTCCGTCCAGAAATCGTAGCGCCTGGTTCTGATACCGTGTCGTCTTCGACGCCGGGTACTGCGCTACGGCGTTCGTCTTGAGCGTAGGAAATGTCGCCATATTAGAGGTTGCTCACTACGTCGTTAATCGAACTCATATTCAACATCGCGTTGCGCACCGCTTGCGCAATGTCGCCGCTGTGATCCATGAACCACTGCGAATCGATCTTCTGCGCACTCCCGGCAACCGGCGCCCCCGGTGCAATTCCCGCCTGCGATGGCGGCGTCGCCGCCGCCGAATCCGTCGATGAGCCGTACGTCCTCGGCGTGCCTGTTTGGCCGTAGTCCATTTCGCTCGTTCCGCTACCGGTGTCTGCGCCCTCGAAGTCGATCTTGTCCGGCATCGCGTATTTGGTCAGCACGACCGGCGCGCTGTGGCCTCCGGTAAAGAGCCCGATTAGCCCCGTCACCAGCGGGATCAACCCGAGCCCGCTCTCCAAAACCGTGGTCGCGATGGATAGAGTCTCGCTCGCTGCGCTCTGCGGCGCGCTTGTGCCGGTTTGCGCGGCGGCGTGGGGCGAACTTCCTCCCGCTTGCCCCGTTACACTCTCTAGTGACTCCGCCAGCTCGTCGCTGGCGTTTCCGATCGGTTCCAGTACCTCCGCCTGGCTCCCGGCTGCATTCGAGAATTCATCATAGAGTGTGTCTTGTGTTTTGCTGGCCATCTCTCATCTCCTCCGCGAGCGCCTTTTCTAGAATGACGAACGCCTCAACCCGCCTCGCGCTCAGTTCTTCCCAATCCAGCGCTCGCAAGTGTCGCCGCACCAGGAATTCCTCGAGCACAGTCTGGCTCTCCGCCGTGATTGTCGACTTCGGACACGTTTCCAGCACAATGTGCTTGCGTGCCCAAACCGGCGCCCTTGAGATTGGTTCTGTGTTGGGAAGAAATCCGCAGCCTCGTTTCTTTTCCAGACCGGATTTCCGGCAGATGTCGCACCTCCAACCGGCCTGGTTGGATAATTGAAAATGGAAGGCGACAATCAGTTTTTTCGTTCGACTTCGTTGAGGCCCGTCTCCGCCCTCACGGCCGCTAAGGCTTCCCGAAACAGGTTCTCGGGACCCGCTTCCGCCAGCAATTCCGGTGTGGCTTCGACACCGTCTACTTGTAGCCCGGAAACCGCTCGCAAGCCCCACGTGAGGTACAGCCGATTGATTTCCGCCTGGAGCAGTGCCGCGTCCATCTTCTCGCCGGGTTCCTGGGCCGCCTCCAAAAACTCCATGCGGCCGGCCAGTTCACGAACCCGTCGCATCAGTTCCGTGCGCCTGCCGAACGACATTCTGGCAACCGTGTAGGATACGCCGCTCGCCACGCGCGATCCCACTAACGAAACGCTTTCGTAGTTCATGGCGCTATCCGAACGCTACGGCGATTTCGTTGTCTACGGTTCCCTGCGCCCGCGACGGCCGGAATTTCCATTGCAGCCTGTTCTTGCTGTCGTCAAACTCCGGCACCGCCGGAATCATGCTCTGCAGGTAGACGCCCATGAGATGTCCCGCCGCATCGCCCAACTGAAACATCACACTGATAGGAGATTGCTGGCGAGCCGCCTGATAGAGCGCTTCCGTGTTGCTGTCATCCTGGCTATAGAGTTCGAATGTAGCCGTCACCGTCCGCTCTCCGGGCGAAATAGCTTGAGGCAGACTGGAGCCAAATTCATTCATGCGCGCGTCCAGATCGTTCTTCAACACGATCGATGCCTTGGTAACGGTGAAAAACTGCGCCGCCGTAGTGCCCAACCAAGCCTCTCCAAGGTTGCCGGGTACGATCGAGTAATCAAACGAACCCAGCGCCGGTTCCGCCGGGAAAGTGGTAAGCGCCTGCGCGACCCCGCCGTCGGATCCGATGCTGCTGCTGTCCACCACGTCCTGCGCCAGTCCCGTGAACTGGAACTCGTGGTAATCGCCATTCACATCGATTTGCAGTTGATCCACCGCCGCTCCGCACAGCAGCCGCTGCACCGCCGTCGCGGGACTCCAGTAATCGAAGATCCCAACACTAGGCAACTCCGTTGCAGGCATATAGGTGATGGCCGGGGCCACCGTGGCGCCGGCCGTAGGAAGCACAGTGAGCGGCGCGTTGAGCTGCACATTTTGCGCATCCACAATCGCCGCCACGAACCGCATCTCGCCGTTGCACGTCACTGCCTGGCCCGCGCTCAGTCCATGTGCCGCTGCGAACCCCAGTCGTCCCGCCGCCGTGCTGGAAGCCACCGTGCCACCGGCGAACAGCAGTGGCGTACCGCCCAGCGCAGCTTGAAACAGCGGCCCGTAGCCCGGTCCGCCACCGCTGTTTTGCCAGGATGTCAGATAGGTTTGCAGTTCGAAGTTGGTGCGGCGCCGGCCGCCTATCGGCAAGCCCGCAAACGTGCGGCTACCGGTCTTGTCTTTGCGGCTGGTTACCTCAAGTTGTTGCTGGACGGTCAGCTTGACCGCCGGTACCCGGTTTCCGGCCGTGATCGTTGGAACCTGTCCGTAGGCGCTTTCCAGCGCCATGTAGAAGCGGTTCGCGTTAGAGGAAATGTAGGCCATGTTAGTTCTTACTCACTCCCATCTCAAAGGTGATCTTGGCGATCTGAATGAAATTCTTGCCACCGTGCTTCACGGCTCCAAATGCCGCCTGATATTCGCCGGCGTAAAAGTCGCCATCGCCCCAATCGCCGCGATTGCCTGCCAGTAGCTGCATCACCGCGTCGGCATAAAGTTCCAGGTTGTCTTGTAGTCCGTCCAGCCGATCCTGCGAATGGCGGACTTCAATTACCATTTGGACGGTGCCGGAAAAGCTGCGAAACTTTTCCGCGAGGCTGTTCACGATCTTTTCGCAGTACACATTCATCGATGGGTACTGCATCGTGTTGCTTTGGTCCGCCACGTCGGGCGCCACGTTTTGCGAGCGCACTTGTGCCAGGCTGAATTGCCCCGGCGCAGCCACGCTGCCCGGCGTGAGCGTGGCCAAGACCGCGTTCACGCCCGTTGATCCGGTGATCAGTTGCAGCACCTTGGCCGAAATCTGGCTTCCAATTGTCGTAGCCATCAGCCCCTCTGGATTACCCTTGGCGCCGGCCTCAAGTAGCTGGGCGATTGTCCGCGCCCCGGCGCCCGTCCGCCCGTCGTCACCGTCCCAGGTTGCAGCCACGTCTGGCCCACCGCGATCGGTGCAGTGTTCTGTAACTCCAGGCTATCCGGATCGGTGCCTACATAGACATTCCAACCCGTAGCGCTAGCCGGCGGCGACACCGGCTCCACCAGCAGTGTGCTCTGCGAAGTGGTGATAGCTGAAGTAACGGCTGGTGCACCTTCTTCGTTAGTCGAGTTAGTCCAGGTAATCGTGACGTAGTAAGTGTTGTCAGGCAGGCTGCCGGCGGCCGCTACCAGGTTGGGCGCCGCCGCTCGCGGCACTGGCGTGAAAGCGATGCCGATACCGGCTATCGCCAATGGATCGCAGGCTTGCTTGGCCTGCTCGTGAAATTGATCGCGCCGCGCCGCGTACCGGTCGTTCAATTGACTGGCGAACACGTCGGTATACACCAGCTCCAGCGCGCGAAATGTGTGCCACAATTTCAGAGCCGGCGTTACTACCACGGTCTTCAGTGATGGCGGCGCTGCCAGCCAGGACCACTGGTTTACGAAGGTCATCCGGTCCACCAAAGTGATGAGTTCGAGAGCCAGTTGTTCCTGGGCCAGCGCCAGCTTCTGCGTCACGTCGATCCCCTCGACGTTCGCCACGTTCAGGAGTTGAGAGTCCTGTGCCGTCAGATCTTCGATGCTCGAAACGGGACCGTCGGTGAACAGAGCCATGCAAGCCGCCTATTCCTTCCCGGGCTTGCCGCCCTTGATCCGTCTGAAGTCATCGCTCGTGACCACTGCGATTTGCACCTTCTTCGCCTCGGCTGCCGCATGGGCCAGCCGGCGCTCTTCCGCTTGCAGCCCGCGGAATTCGGTGGCTTGATCGTCCGTAGCCTCTACGGCCGTTCCCTCGACCACCATCCGGGCGGCAATCGCGGGCGTCACCTCGCTGAGCACGCCCGTCTTGCCGCCGTCTCCCGTTTCCAGACTCACCATGATCGGGTACGGATCCTTGAACGACGCTTCCTTCTCGCTGATTTTTTGGTAGTACTGTCTCAGGTCCATGCTGTTCTCCTTTTTGGTGTTTTCCTTTCAGGCGGGGCTGTCCGAAGAACGCCCCGCCCCAGGGCACTGCTAGGTGTTCACCTGCACACCGGCAGCGTTGCGCAGCACGCCGCATCCGTACAGAATGTCCACCGTGAATTGCTGTGCCAGCGTATTCGGCTGGTAGCTCATTACCACGCGCATGCCGAAATTGCCCAACTCGGCGTACTCCGCGATCGCGCCGGTGCCCGGCAGCGGCTGTGGCAGGCGGCGGATCACCAGGCCGATCGCATCGCGCGTGAACGCCAGGTTGTGCGTGTTGATGTTGGGGCTGGCGCCCGTCTTCTGAACCAGTTGTGAGCGGAACACGAAGAAGTCCTTGATCTTCCCCACGGTTCCACCGATCAGCGCCATCAGACCGGCGTCGCCGGCCGTCTGGAATTCGCTGAACCGCGGGATCTGCCGCCACGCCGAATAAGCCGCCGCGTCCACCACGATGTATTTCTGCTCGGATGGCGGAATCTTGGCCAGGAACAGCGCCGTTTCCGCCGCGTCGATGGTCGGCTCGGTGATGGCCGTGGCTGCGGTGCCCACCGGTGTGTTCGCCGTAAAGCTGGCATACAGGTTCAGAAGATCGGTTTCCACCTTCTCGGCGATGGCGATCACCGCCGGCTGCATGTAAACTTTCAACAGGTCCGGCACGGCGAGTACTTTGGTCACGTCCGGAATCTGGAACGTCGCCTCGGCGTGCGTGTTCAGCACGATTTGCGCGTTTCCCAGACTCGGGTTCTGCGGCTGCACCGTTCCGCCTTGCAGAATGTTGTTGGCGATCATCGACGGCGCAATCGGCACGTTGACCGTGTCCCCGGCATTCGCCAGCACCGGTTCGTAATCCCGATTGACCAGGTTCCCCATGACGAGGTTCGACACCAGTGCCGGCAATGCGTCCGCCGCTACCAGCTTCACAATCGCGCTGGCGACGTTATTTGATGTAATTGCTCCCATTCTTTCTCCTTATTGACTGTTTTTGCCGGCCAGTATGCCGGTTCTGCTAAAGGCCCCGAAGGGACTGTGATGCAACCCGTACGATCTCCTCACGTACGCGCTGCATCTGTTCCGCGCTCATACCTGGGCGGATTTGGTCGATAGTGACTGCTTCTCTGCCCACCACCGGGGCCTTGAGGGTTGCCGTCATCCCGGTTCCCCCCGCAATCCGAGCCGGCAGAAACTCCGGATTCTCTTTGACGAAGTTGGTGAGGTATTCTTTGACCGGCATTTCACCGCTCTCGGCCCGCGCCACCAGCCGTCCGTCCTCGGTGCGCACGATGCCGTCCTGTACCGCTCTGAATGCCAGATCGATTTTGGCCACGCCAAGGCGCTGCAGTTCGGCTCTGACGGATGAACTGCGTTCCGCCTCGTCGGCGGCCTGGCGGCTGCGTTTGTTCTCCGCCACCAGCTCGTTCATCCGACGTTCCAACTGTTCGCGCCGCTTGCGCTCTTCCAGCAGCTCCGCTTTGTAAGCCGGCTCGCTCTTGCTCTTTTCCCCATTGACAAATTCTTGAACCGCCTGCCGCACAATCGCTTGTATATCCGTTCCTTCCATAGGCCTCCTTATTGTTTTTCGATCTCCTCGACAATCCGGTTTTTGATCTCCTGCCGCTCGTCGCTGAGGTACTTGAGGGCCAGTTTCTTGAAGATCTGCTTCTTCAACGTCTCCGACCCGATTCCTAAATCCAGCAACTGCTTGGCATCACTGAGTTCGGTCCCGAGGTCGTTGATGTCGAATTCGTCCATGCCCACGACGTCGATCGTGACCCCGTCCTGCCGCGCCGCTACCATGGCCCACAGAATCTGGCGCAAGGTCTCTTTCACCGCGTCGCCGTAAGCACGCAGCACTTCCTCGGTAGTGCTGAAGTCCAACTGTTTGCTCAGTGCGGACTGGCGCGCGCTGCCACCGTCGCCCGCCTGGGTCATCAGGTAGCAGACGCGATAGATTTCGTCTTTCAACGTTTCCAGGTTGTCCGCGGCGATTTGATAAACCTTGCCCTCCGGTTCGGTCCATCCGAAGCGGTCGTTCGGCCCCATCTGAATGTAATAGGATTCGCCAACGATCTGGTTCCACTCCCGGTCGGAATAGATCACGGGAGTAGCAAAAAGCCCCATCGTGAGCGCCCATGCCAGTGCGTTCGACTTATTAAAATGCTCTAACTGCAGTAGCGCTGACTTATTCATCAGCCACAGGCCCTCCGTCACTTTCACCTGGAAGACCGGTACTCGGTCGAGCGATGCCAGCGCGTGACGCCCTTGATCGATCAGTTGGATCGGGCTGCTCTCACCGGCTTTGCGGAAGATCTGAAAGTTCTCTCGGTCGTAGTATATCCACCGCGTTTCGCTCTCCCATTTGGCGTCGGTCACCTGCGACTGCTGCAGGCACGCCGTCCGGATGACAATCCATTCCAGCCCGCCCGTCTCGTTGAAGTTCCAGTTGATGACTTCATCCGGGCCATAATCCACCAAGTACGCCCGCGATTGGCCGGAGGCGTCTTCTTCCGCCCGCGACCGCGCCGCGCCGGTGGTTCTTGGAAAGTCCACCACGATGTAACTCGATCCGTAGACTACCGCCTCGACGAACCTTTGCCGGAAAAACTCGGGAATGCTGGTTCCTTTGAGATCGCAGTCGTCGTAGAGCAGATTGTAGAAGTCCTTGGCCGCCGCATCATTTCCCTCGAACATCAGCACTGGTTCGCACCGCATCAGCGTGGCCGCGTACCAATCGATGATCGAGCCAATGTAGTTCTGGTAGAAGACGCGACTCAACCGCTCCTGGTAGATTGGACCGGGCTCCTTGTGGCGGCACATCAGGTAGTCGGAGGCGTTCAAGCGAAACTGCTCGCCGCCCGCATAGAGGTCCTTGTATTGTTTCCACATCCGCTTCCGCGCGGCGTATTCAGGGTGTTCCCGGTTGATGTTTTCCATGGCTATACGATTCGATACTGCCTGGGTCCGATCGTCACGCCGTTTCTGCATTCCTGCCACAACAGATATCCAACGGCGTCTGAAGCGTGTGTTCGCATGCGGTCCCGATCCTTGTCTACGTGAACGGATTCGGCTTTGTAAGATACCTGCTCAAAATCCTGAATAAGTTCCTTGCACTTAGGGTCTACTAACATGGCGATGTTGCCGGACGCCGACTTTAGCCGGCCGTTGGTCAAAGTGATCCGGTCGCGAACGCTCGGGTTAGATTCAGGCACCTTATAGTTCGCGTTGCTGATGCCTTTTTGCCTGAAAGCGTCGCGGACCATCTGGTAGTCTGTTGTGCCGGACGTCTTCTGGCTGTTGCCGGAAGCGTCCCCGTATACCGTCACGCCCATTACGTGCATGGAGTACCGTTCGGTGAACGCGTCTACCGCCTCCGGGGTACTTGCGTGCCGAAGCACGATTTCATCAAGCACACGGAATATTCCGCCGTTGAATTGCGCGACGATCGATGTCATCGGGTCCACGTTAAAGTCCAGCGCCCAAAGCAACGGCACGTTCGGGTCAACTCCCATAGGCTGAACATGGACCTTACGGTCGAACGCGCTGTACACCCGGCTTCCGTCCAGGCTCAAGTACTCGCCATTGGCTTCCTGGGCGAAAAAGCGTTCGTCGTAGCTCTCTTTGAGCCGCTCGTAATAGTCCGGAACCTGCTCCAGCAGGTACCTGTTTTCTTGCGGCGCGGCAATAATAGCCGCGTGCCCGCTCACCTTCGTCTCGTTGCAGATAAACCGGCGGTAGACCCAGTCGTAGCCTTTCGGGGTCCACGCCGCAAAGCCGCAGAGGCGCGGCGCCTTAGGATCGCGCAAGCGGCCTTCCATACGTTCCCAGGCATCCTCAAGGGTGTAAGTCAGCTCGTCTATGCCGAACCATGCCAGGTTTGTGCCTCGGAGCCGCTCGTAATCGTCCATCGAGCGGAATAGGATCCTGGACCGGCTGTCTTTCAGTGTTACGGTGTTTTCGCCCTTGTTGAACTCGAACGGAATTTCATTTTCGTCAAGCGTTTCTAACAGTGCGGCCTGGGTGGAGTCGCGTAACATCGCATAAGTAGGAGCGCCCAGCAATCCCATCCGTCCCGGGTTTTGATAGGCCAACCGACGGCCTCCTGGCACAGTGCCTGGCTCTTGCCGCTTCCTACCGGCCCGGAGAACCCCTTGAACCGTGCGGGACATTCGTGAAACAACTTCTGAGAGGGCAACGGATCGTACTTTATTTCTCGGGTGATGCTATGTCTGGGCCGACCCATGTGACTTGTACCTCCGAGTCCTGGAGTTCTTCTTCTAACTCCTTTTCAAGTTGCAGTAGTTTGAGATATTCCGCGATGGTTGGTTTGAAATCCTTGTCCCTTAGTTTTTGGTCATAGCTGGCGATCGCCTTGTCGAGCAGTTCCGACACTCTCACATGCTCTCGGATGGCCTCCCAGTTGCCGCATTTTTTGCAGTCTTGTTTTTCTTGTGGCTTGGATTCGGTCTTGCTCATAAGGAGTCCGTAAAAAGCAAACGGCCTCGCGTTGTATTCCGCGAGGCCGCGTAATTCTTTACCCGACTTGAGGCTATCATCCGCCTCGAACCATCAAGGCGAAAACAAAATGCCAAGTATTTGAAAATAGGCCGAATATAATAATCAAAACGTTGTGACCGGGGATGAGCCGCCTAACCCCTTTGCTGCAAAGAGCCTGTCCTTCCATTTGCAGACTGCGGGACTTGCGGACCTTCGTCAGCCGGGCAAACTCCCCCAATACCAAACATTTACCCGGTTTTCGCGCTCCGGAACACGATATCATCAATTCCGAGGGTGGATTTGCGAATGATGCCGGCACAGTCCCGTTCGAAAATCCTATCAACCATTTCCCTCCTTTCGGCGTCTAACCTCCGAGAACCATTATGAAGCGTTGGATTTGCGTCTCCGCGACCACCGTCTCTGCCATGGTTCTCGTTTCCTGCGGCCGTCCGGCGCTTTCGGTGCAAACAGCTACTACCCCCACTGCGACCACCGGGGCGCCGGACGCGAAACACGAGGTTCGCGTCACCGGCGTCATCCAGGCCGTCCACGCTTCCAAGGTCCTGGTACCAGCCATCACCGGCCAATACAACCGCATGACGATCACTCACATCATTGCCGGCGGATCTCAAGTCGCGGCGGGTGATTCCATCGCCAGTTTCGATGCCACCGTCCAAATGGACGCCGCCCGCGACGCGCAGGCCAAGGGCGACGACCTTGGCCACCAGGCCGATCAGAAGCGCGCCCAGAACCGCGCCGACGCCGAAAAGCGCGCCACCGATCTGCAGCAGGCCGAAGCCGATCTTGCCAAAGCTCAAATCGAGCTGCGCAAGGGTCCCGTGCTCGCCGAGATCGACCGGCTGAAGAACGAAGAGAAGGCCCGCATCGCTACCCTGCACGTCGAAAGCTTGAAAAAATCCAACGCCCTCCATGATCAGGCCGACGCCGCGCCCCTGCGTATCCTCGAATTGCAGCGCGACCGCCAGAGAGTGGCTCTGGAAC